GAAGATAATATATAATTGTGTTCTTTATAAGTCATGTACACGTGCGGTAAAGCAATTTCAGTTTCATAAGATATTCTTTCTGCACTTAAAGGGTTTCTTTGTGCTATTGAAAGGAGTTTAAAATTAACGTTCGTATTAAACGATCCGGCTATATTATTATATTCTATATCGTTGTATAGGAAACTTTCTTTTTTAGTGTATGTATCGATTATGTATTTTCGGAGAGCTTCTGGCTGTCTTTTTAAATTTTTACTTCCTAGAAAACCACCCGAGAAACGAATTTTACCATTAGAGTATATGTTAAAACTGAAATTTTTTCTAGATATTCCATCGGTCATGTACCCTGAAAATTGTGCAGATGAGAACTTCAAATTTAAGTTACCTCTCATACCAAAATTTCTCGTGTGTACTACACCCGTTTGAAATCTACCGTAAATACCTTTTAATTCGCTTAAGTCAATACTTAAACCTGGTGCAATTTGAGCGTGACCTTGCGGTCTTTGTTTGAGTATGTATACTAGATCTACGCGTTGTTCTCCCTTTGTAAATTTATCGTTTACGAGAACGTTATACATACCTGGTTTGAAAAGTCCAATTTTTAATTGACCCGTTTGTTGACCTGATGGAAATGTATCTGGTATAGCATCACCTTGTCTTTCTATTTGGACGTTCGAGTTTCTGACGAATTGTCTCGGATCCATGTTATACTATACTGAGATTTGATTTTACGAGTACCCAAGCTCTATCTCATCTTTTCTTATATCTACACCAATTACGAAATCTTCGTCTCTTCTCGGTTTAGGCTCGTTACCGTATAACATTTCTGGTACTCTTCGGACTTTAATGTCTCTCGAACTAAACGGTCCAATATAGAAATCCTGTGTAAACCTTGGTTTAGACATGTTGTTTGCCAAACAGTGCGTATTGAACGCCTGTTTGAATATTTTCAAAGGTACCATTTTTGTTTCGTCGATGACAACATCGTCGGACTGTAAATAGTGTTCGAGTTGATTCGTATTTTGTGCAACTTGCTTTCTGACTTCTTCGAAATAACGCGGTACGACATTCCAAATATCGTCACTTTGATACTTTTGTGCGTATTCCAGGTATCCTCTGATACATTTTTGTAATATGATGGGTAATTCGAGTTCAAGCTTTTTCTCGAGAAGTGGATCAGTATCCTTATCTTTGATTTGCTTTTTGAAATCCCACGTTAATAAACGTCTCAGAATACTACCCGAATTATCTTTCCAGTTTGGTATTTCGTTACCTCCTAGAATACCAGGTATGTTCCAGGTTATATTTTTAGCTTTCTCACCTTTCACTGCAATAGACACGTCTTCGCCCGAAACGATGGATTGAAATTCAGCTTGTTCGAGACGCAAATCACCTTTGATTTCTGGTGCAATGAACATGTGACCATCGCAAATAGAAGATAATCCGAATTTGGTTTCAATATTGTTAGAGAGTGTTCTTATGTCGTCTTGCTCGTAAAACTTTTTGATGACTTTGGTAATAATAGTAGATTTACCGGAACGAGCAATACCTTTTAAGAATGGTATGATTTGCCACTTGTCTATATCATTCAATTCAAAACAGAGTCTCCCAATCATAACATACATCCATTTACACACTTCTTCTTCGAAATTCTGTGATTTCAAAACTTTATCGAAGTTAGGTGTCGGTATATTGTACCAGTCTTCTAAATGGTGGTAATCTTCAAAATCGATATCAAAGTATTTAGAACTTACTTCTCTTGGATCGAGATTTTTAGCTTCTTTTGAATCATACGGATAAAATTCAGATTGGTAAAGACCTGTTTTATCAGACCAAACTTTAGCCAAAAACAAACCGTTTCTGAAAGAAAATAAGTGTCTGTTCTTTTGTATTTCTGGAAATTGCATATCGTAACAGTCTCCGAGATACCTTATGAGCTGGTTTAGTGTTGCTGTACCTTTAGACGTTAAATCTTTCCACAGGTCGTAGTTCGATTCTTTCGGTGCTACTCGGTGCACGTATTCTTTTATGGTCACAGTCTGTTTCCATGCGCGTGTATCGTAACCATCGGGTGTTTTGATTTGTTGACAACAGTACCCCTTATACTTACGAATATTACTCTCATACAAGTCTTTTAGTATTTGTATGAGTACTTTTTGGAACGTTTCGAGCTCTTCAATGGCATCAGGTGTTGAACCCATGTAAAAAGTGGGGTCACCTTCAGATTCAGCCGTTGGGTTTATGGAACGATCGTACATTCTAGCGTGTCTGAACAAGATTTGGAAAAAGTCTTCCATTTGATCAAAGATTCGTTTCAAACGTCTCGATATTTTACAGTCGGATTCGTCATCTTCCATGTCGAGAATACCCAAAGTACTAGCACGGTGATACATTACCGATACTAAAGATCGTTTGGAATCATAAGATTCCCTTATATCTCTGGTATCGTAACGTTTTGGTTTACCATTTTCATCAAGTTCACTTTTCTCGTAATAAACCCTATACGCGATTTGTAAAGGTTCTTCGAGACCAGGTGGTTCATTGATTCTATAATACTCTTCGTAAATACGAATGTAATTCAGGAGCTCTTCCTGTCGAGAATCTTCTATGATTTTTTTTGTAACGGTAAACACGAGTTCGTCTATGTTAGTATTTTCGGTGATACAATGAACGTCCTCAGTCTTCATTTCTTATCAAGTAGTAGTCTTATTTTTCTAAGCCTTTTTTTGGAGTTGAGATAACATTTTTATTAAAATTTTATTTTGAACTTCAATCTGTCTGGAAATATTCACCAGTGCAGAACACACGGTATCACCTTCCTCTGTAGCGAGTACGGAGCTTAAAAGAGCACCCATATCCATGAGTGGATTTTCTTCGAAATAGTCATCGTCGTCATCGTCGTTATCAGTGAGTTCGAGAGTATCTTCTATTTCAGGAAGATCACCACTCACTGTGGTTTGGTCATCGTCGTCGGAAACAATTTCCGAGTTTTCGGTTTCTTCAGTTGGTTCAAGAAGTGTTTCTTCTTGGTCAGTCATTTCTATATACCAGGAAAAATCAAACCGTGTTTTTTCGCGGGTCTCATCCGAAAAAAAAATCTTGGTATATAGTACAAAAACACACACAATGGCCGGAGGTCTCATGCAACTCGTCGCCTATGGCGCCCAAGACGTCTACTTGACTGGTAACCCAAAAGTCACTTTCTTCCAGGCGGTTTACAAACGCCACACCAACTTTGCGATGGAAAACATCGAACAAACTGTTAACGGTACCGCCGCCTCCGGTGGTCGCGTCTCCGTCACGATCGCCAGAAACGGTGATTTGATCGCGGACATGTACGTTGAATTGACTTCGAACGCTTCCACCGCCATCACCACTTCTACGGATGCGTGGGCTGCGGAGCGCGCGATCTCTACAGTTGAATTGTCCATCGGTGGTCAAAGAATCGACAAGCACTACCAAAAGTGGTGGAGATTGTACGCTGAATTGTACTTGGATGAATCCAAGAAGTTGAACTACGGTAAGATGTCTTCCTGCCGTGTTGCGGGTAACAAGTGCTTTTTGCCATTGATCTTCTTCTTTAACAGAAACCCAGGATTGGCTTTGCCATTGATTGCCTTGCAATACCACGAAGTCCGATTGGACATTGACTTGGCCAGCGATTTTGGCACCAACTTCACTGCCTTGAAGGTTTGGGGTAACTACATCTACCTCGACACTGAAGAGCGCAGACGATTCGCGCAAAAGGGTCACGAATACTTGATCGAACAAGTCCAACACACTGGTACTGACTCTTTGGCTGATTCGGGTTCCCCTAAGCAAGTTAGATTGTCCTACAACCACCCAGTCAAGGAATTGGTGTGGTGCACTGACATCGGTTCCAACTTGTGGAACTTCTCCAAAACTGCTGCTGTTGTCACTTCCAACGTCACCGCTCTCAATGCTGTTTCTAACGTGTTCGTCTCCCCATCCTCTGCGGGTGCTCCACAATTGTTCTTGGACTCCACGCAACAATGGGATGAAGAAATGGCTGGTCCATTGACTTCCTTCAAGTTGATCCTCAACGGTCAAGACAGATTCAAGGAACAAGGCGGTAAGTACTTCAACCAAGTTCAACCATTCAACCACCACTCCGGTTCCCCAATGCCAGGTATCTATTCGTACTCCTTCGCGCTTAAGCCAGAAGAGCACCAACCAACGGGTACCTGCAACTTCTCCAGAATCGACAACGCGCAAGTTGCGGTTACCTGCAGCAGAACGGGCAGTTCCCTTCACATGTTCGCGACCAACTACAACGTGTTGCGCATTCAGAGCGGCATGGGCGGTCTTAACTTTGCAAACTAATCAGGAGCAATACAGGACCAAAAAGCGGGCGTTAAAAGCGTTTGTCCCGCTAGTCTGTATAAACAGGCAAGACATCCTGGTTGCGGGAAGTTCCTTAGAGCTCTAACTACCACCTTCATTTGGAAACTTATGAAGGGAACTCGGTTAATTACCGAACCCAATGGTAAAAAGGTTAGAGATTGGATAATCCGCAGGCGAGAACCTAAGGTCGTCATGACAAGGCTATGGTTCCGTTTCAACGATCGCTAAGGTGTCGGTGGTAAATGAGGGATTAGTCATCCTGATACCGCTTAAGGTACGATCTGGCCTTATAGGAAACTATAGGGGTTAACCGTGCATTCTCTAACTAAGAATGTAAAGTTACAATTAATTATTTAAATATGCATTTTAAAGAGTAGACTATACTAGTATTTAAAATGGCATCTAAAACGTGCGTGAAGTGTAAAGAAACTAAACTATTCGAACACTTTGGAAAACACAATCAAATGAAAGATGGATACTTGAATAAGTGTAAATCGTGTGTACGTGAGTATCGCAAAGGTTGGTACAAAGAAAATCGCGAGTGTGATTTAGAAAGACACAAAAAGTATTACGAAGAAAACAAAGAACATATAAAAGCGCGTGTTCGTAAAAATTGGAATGATAATGCAGAAGAAATCAATACGAAACGTCGTGAACTTTATAAAACAGATGATGAGTATAGAACAAAACGATTAGAACAGTGTGAAAAATATAGAAAAGAGAAACGTCCCGAAAATCGTAAAAATAGGCGTAAAAATGATGAAGCGTGGCGTATGGAACAAGTGTGTCGAACACGACTTTGGAACGCACTAAAAGGTGTCGCTTCAAAATCTGCACCAACGATGGAACTTATAGGGTGTTCGGGTGAAGAGCTCGTCGCGTATTTAGAAACGACTAAAGTTGAAGGTAAAGACTATACGGACGTACACGTTGACCATATTATACCGTGTTCGGCATTCGATTTATCAATACCCGAAAACCAACGTAAATGTTTCCACTATACAAATCTCCAACTCTTACCCGCACACGAAAATTTACAAAAATCAAATAAGATTTTAATATAGGTATGTAATATATTATAAAAATGGTTTTACCTATACTTGCTCGTTCTGTTGCTAAAGGTGTAGCTAAAGGTGCTGCTAAACAGGCTAAGAGACAGGCTGTACAATTACAAAAAAACACAAGACGATATGCTCAAAATCAGTTTAACCAGACGAAACGAAATATGATAACTTATGGTCAAGTTAAAATGAATCAAGCGCAAAAGAACGCAGCTAGGCGTATAGGTGCGGTACAAACTGGTTACGTTCAGGGTGGTTTACCTATAATGCAAGGACCACGTGGTGGAAACTTTAGACTTGGTGAAAATGGTAAACGATACGTCATAGTTTAACTCCCAAAACCCGGCGTAATTTTTGCATGATTTTAGGATCCGGTATAGCTTTACCCGATTCGTATGAAGAGATAATATCTGTTGATACGTTTATGAGACCCGCGAGATCTTTTTGCGTATACTGTTTTGCGACGCGCGCTTTTTGAATCGTTAATGCTGTTTCTTTACTGACTTTTTTGTGTGTTCCTAACTCGGTTTCATCGAGTTTTTGTTCCCTCGTTTTACCTGAATATTGACTCCGTTTAGGTAACTTTATTTCCTGTCCCATGAACTTAACATACTTTTCCTTTTCCTTTTCCTTGTTAACTTTACCGCGAATAATGACAGGGTCCCAGTCTTGGTAATGGTTCATTTTATTTAGTATATAACGAAATAAAATTTTAAGTTACTTATATAACTACAAATGGAGATTATTTACGAAATACTAATAGCATTTTCCGCGTTTGGTGTTTTATATATGAATTTCGATAGAATGATGTATTGGTGTATTCCAAAATCATATTACGAAGACGAAAACGAAAACGAAGACAATGAAACATAAAGAATATAAACGTGATTATAGTAAGTAGATATGATAGAAATTTATACGGACGGAAGTTGTCTCGGTAACCCGGGACCCGGTGGTTGGGCATATATACTAGAAAACGAACAAAACGCAGGTGGTGCTAATATTACCACGAATAATGTTATGGAAATGACGGCGGTTATAAAAGCACTCGAGAAGTGTTTGGAACTCAAACACGATAGGGTCCGCGTGTATACGGACAGTAACTATGTAAAAATGGGTTTACTCGAATGGTCTAAGAACTGGGAACGGAATGGTTGGACAACAGCTTCGGGTGGTGAGGTAAAGAATAAGGATTTATGGATACGCATGTTGGAACTTATGCGTACTTTCGAAACGGTTGACGTGAGATGGGTTAAGGCACACAACGGAAATGAGAAGAACGAACGCGTCGATAACTTGGCGCGCGAGTACGCATACTTATTTTCTAAGAAAATGTATGGATAAACCGGAACAACACCATTGGTGTCCAAACCAGGAAAACCTTCTTAAACGTTGGGCCGAAAAGGCTGCCGGGTATAGGTGGTTACACAATCACGCCCGTGTTTTATATAAACGTCAGCACGATTGGTTATCGTACCCGTCTATAATTATATCGAGCATTACGGGCGTTGGTGGTTTTGCGGTTTTGAGTCCCGATACGAATAGTATGTCGGACGATCAAAAACAAAAGATCGTTATTTTCCAATACTTTTTTGCGTTCATGAACGTTATTGCGGGTATACTTACATCTATATCTAAGTTTAACAATTCCGCGCGGTTAATGGAACTGCACTCGGCCATGTCTGTACAGTACTCGAAACTGTATAGGAACATAGACATGGAACTTTCATTGGAAACGCAACACCGCGAGGACGTTTTGGATTTCGTGAACAAAATCCGCGTCGAGTACGATCGATTACTCGACGAGGCGCCCGATATACCTTCCGAGAGTATCGATGCATTTAACGAAACGTTTCCTACTAAGGAGAACAAACCTGACGTGTGTAACGGTTTGAGCGTTATTAATTATGGTGAAGATACGAGTAGTCACAAAAATATGGTACTCAAAAACTGGCTACTCAAAAAGCGACCGGGTACACCGATATCATCGAGACCTTCGGTCGATTTGAAATCGTACAATTCTGAAGAACAGGTTTAAAGAAAAAACACGTATAATAAACACGTAGGCTCCTATAGCTCAATTGGTCAGAGCGCGGTGCTTATACGACCGATGTATACTCTGTAATTTTAGTATTACGCAGGCACGCCGAGGCTGTGGGTTCGATCCCCACTAGGAGCACTTACTTACTTTTTACACGCGTATCCCGCGTGTAAAAAGTATCTTAATAGAAACTATATGAAGTGTTGGTCTTGTTCACACACTCCAGAGTATAAACGCGAGCAGATCCGTAAGAACGTTTTGGAAGGTACGTATTCTAAGAAACCAAAACTCGGGTTTAAACGTCGCGATAATGCGCGTCTTCGGCTACGGTTTAAGGAGGCTATAGAGTACGCCCACGATACGTGTGCGGAGAAATCGACGGACGAGTGTTTCACGGCATGGGACGAGGTTGACGAACTCGAAGACTCGATGATGCGTTACGGTATAAATTTGTATGACGATAGTAACATGCGGTACGGGTCACTTCTTAGACGCGCGTTTAAGGTTCGTTGGAACGTACGTAACGTCGAGGACCATCACGTCATACCAGCACAGTTCAAAAGCCACCCGGTTGTAGAAAAAGTAAATTACGATATAAACTCGAGCGAAAACATAATTATGATGCCTCGCGAGATCGGTAATTTACGAACGAATCGACATACACACAGAGGCGGACACAAAGCGTATAATAGGTACGTGGGTGAAGTACTCGATTCTATGGAAAACATGGAAACGCCGGAACCAGAATTTAGAAAGTTTGTTGACTTTTTAAAGATTGGGTGTCGTTTTCGTCCACAAGATATACCGTGGAATTAGCGTAATTACCACCCGTACTCGAGAACTTTCGTGGTTGCCGTGGGGTACCGTTTCGAGAAAAACTCGCGGTTACCCCAATTACTGTGTCCAATGGTACTGTTATGACTGCGGTCAATGTGTATACAGTGTCTTAGATCTTTATAGTAGACACGCGCACCTCGCGCGATTATATCTTCGTGTTTCATGTCGACGTGATTATCTATGGGGAAGAAGTATTTATAGTACCTTTTCATGTTATCGACGTGTATGAGATAACACTTGGTACTCGAAATCCATTTAACGCGTTCGAGTCCGCTTTTTTCGTCACTTTCCTTATCGGGGTATCGCGATAAGCAGTGGAAGAAACACATTTCGAAATCGTCACCCTTTTTGTTTATGACATCTTGAATTTCTTTATAAACGCGCGTATCTTTTATGATGACGTTATCTTCGAAAATAACCGCGTACTTGAGGTTTTGATCGAAACACCTTCGGTAAAAGTCCATGTGGCCCATGTAGCACCCAATAGCCCCTAAATTGAAATACGTAATATCCGGTCGCGTTTTGTTCGCGTTATAATGGAGTTTTAAAGCCTCGCGGTAATAGTTCGGTTCGATTATTTTCTGGTACTTTCTGGCGTTTTCGAGTTTTCTGGTATCCGTTCCGTATATGATTTCTAAAGGTACGGAACCGTCGTAGTGTTTGAGAAACTTTTCGCGTCGGTCGGCTGATGTTTCCAGGGTAAGTAAGAAACATTTATACTCGGGTTTTTTCCTGGTGCACGTGAGTACGAGTAGGAGTACGAGTACGAGTACAAGTACGAGTACAAGTACGAGTAGTATCGGAACGATCATCCTTACTTAAAGAATACAGACATAATAATTTCGTGATACCGTGGCCGAGCGGTCTAAGGCGCCAGATTAAGGCTCTGGTTCGAAAGAGCACAGGTTCAAATCCTGTCGGTGTCATGCGTGCGATAGCTCAGTTGGTAGAGCATTGGATTGTAATTGTAATGAATTACCATGACTATTTGTATAGTTGCTAAACTCCAATTGTCCCGAGTTCGATCCTTGGTTGCACGACTCTTTCTCTCGTAACTCAATCGGTAGAGTGTAGGACTGTTAATCCTGAAGTAGGGGGATCGAAACCCTCCGGGAGAGTTTTTTATAAAATTAGCAAACGATCATAGGTTCGAATCCTATCGCGAGCATTTTATCTAACAAGCTCGTGTGGCCAAGTGGTAAGGCATTTGTTTTGTACAATTTTTATTAACTTTAAAATATCAGAGTTAATAAAAATGTAATTTTTATAGTTTTTTTACACGTTGCGTAACGATGCAATAAAATTCATCGACGTTCGTTCTTGTTTCATGAAATCGTATTGGCTTAGTGCCGCTTGTACTGTCGGAACAGGTACCCCACAGTGCACGCAGTGCATGACAAACGACCGCACGTATTCGACGGTTTTATCCATGATAACCATGGGATCGTGGATTTCAAACATGGGACACGACGCGTTCGAGTTTTGAACCCATGCGGTAACTTTACCATTTGAGAGTTGACGACACTCGTAATAGGCCATCGCGTAACAGAACCGAACCGTTTGGAGAATAACGTTAGGATCGTAAAATTTGTTATACTTTTGACGCGTTTCGCTAAACTTTGCGTATTGACTCGAGGTTCGCGCGTTAATGGCGGCGTGAACGACGGGCGTTGGTGTTCGTGTTTTAAACGCATACTCCATGAACCACGCGGTTGTATTTTTGGTCTGTGCAACGTCGAGGTAGTTTCGGGTTACGTAAAGTTGACTTTTTGACCGTTCGATAACGGGTCCGGATATGTCCATGTGCATGGCCTTATCCATGAGTGAAAGCATGACAGGTATATTTCCGTTGGCGTATGCGAACGCGTCCCCTACCGATTGGAACATGGCACACTCGAGCGAATCGAGAACCATTTTCGCGAAATGCCCCGAACCTGGCATATCCCCCGCGTGTTGTACGTTTTTGGCGAACGCGTAGAATAAGGGTTCGTGGGTACTAAAAATCCGTTTTTTACCCCCGACGAGAAGTGCGTCGTTCGTGAGGGACGCACTGAGGTAGTGTACACTCTTTTTCGAACACGCGTTTTCGTAATACATGCTATGTTTGAAGTGTTCAAGGTTACAGTTTACGACGGTATCTTCAGGGTCCGACCACTCGAGGATTTGGAGGAGCGATTTGGGTGAGGTCGTAAATACGGTTCTCGGTCGATCCATGTTTACCATGAGATCGGCAATACACAAATAGTTTTGTGCATTGAACATGTTTACGGCATGCGAAACATCGTATGCGTGTATTTTGTTTACCTTTTGAACTTTGTTTGCGATTTTGAGCGTTTGGGTCGTGGTTCCAATGATTCCGATAGACATGATTTCTTATAAGATATTGTAGTGTGTTTTTTTTATATATGTTTCTAAATCCAAGCTCTTTGCATACTCGATTCAATGGCCCACGGGTACCGTATTTTACCGTACCCGACGATATTATACGCATCAATACCGATACGGTTACACTTTGTACACACGTCGAAACTATCGTCTATGATTGAGTCTAACGCAAGACTTCGACAGATTTCGTGTTTTTCGATTTCGTGGTCCGTATAACTGTTTGTCATGATAAGATCATCGAAGGTTTTGGGGAACCAGTACTCGAGCCAATTCTCGGTTTGTGTACGCGCGTAACTTTGGCGACCCGTGACGATATATATTTTATCGGCGTGTTTGCGTAAATGCCCCATTTGTTTACACACGCCCGGGATCGGTTTAAGTTTTGCGAACTCTTCGGATTCGTAAAAATCGTGAACCATGTTTCGCGATTCGGTTTCGGTAATGTTAAACATATCTTTATATACGTAAGGGTACTTTTTAGCGGCGGGAAACTTGTACCCACGGAACTTTGCCATGGGTCGTACGAACGAGACGAGAACTTCGTCGATATCTACGGCAACCCTTTTCATTTTTTATTTGTAAAATCGCGCTTAAAATCTCTAAATTAATTTTCATACGAGTATAGTAAGTAATATCCATGGCGGTGCCACCGGTAGTTGACTATAGTCGTATGGAAAGACTTAAACCTCCAGAAAGTCAAGTTATTCCCATAAATGCGAATACTTTGTGTATATTTTTAATAATAGCAACGATCATAGGTTTGTATAAGAGGTATATAGACATTAATCAATCGCGTGAACGACATCGTATTTGATACACTCCTCGGGGTCTAAGTATACGTCGCGTTTCATGAGTTTATTGAACTGTTTTTCGGGTATTTTGGTTTTTTCCTTATACGTTTTCGAAACCATTTCCATGAGTTTATCACACATTTTCATTTCGTCCTTAACTTCCTCGTATTTACCCCAGAATCCCGAGGTCGATATTTGGTGTATGAGAACGTGTGCGTTCTTACCTATACGTCGTTCGTGTCCACCCAAAAGTAGGAAAGTGGCGGCCGAACAACACGCACCTTGTGCTATGGTAACGACCTTGACGCGTGACTTCTCGAGTATGTTCATGGCACTTAGACCCGCGAATAAATCACCACCATCGCTACACACGTGTACGCGTACGGTTGGTTCGTAACCTATGAGTTCGGCTTTCTTTTTGAGAAGTGCGATCTCGAGTTTCTTAAACTCCTCTATGAATTCGAGTATATCTTCATTGGTTATTTCGCCATAGTAAAAGATTTCGTTACCTACGACGCGTGTTATTTTAAATTCTTCTTCTTCGTTGGTCGTAACAACGTTCATTTTTTTTTAAATTATTATGCTATTTCTTCTTTAATCAT